TATTACCGTGCCGTCCGGTGCGGTGGTCAAGAAGTTCGGCACCGTGTCGGTCGGCAAGAAGGTCGAGCAGCCGTACCTCGCGGCGATGGTCGTCGGCAACCTGGCCGGTGGTGAAGAGGCGATGATCATGATCCCGAAGTGCCGCGTCACGAAGGGTCTGGATCTGAACTTCACGACCGACAACTACGGAAACCTGCCGTTCGAACTGACGATCTACGACCAGGTGCCGGGCGATCCGCACTACGCCCAGTTCGCGGGCGACCAGTCGCGCATCCTCCTGCTGCCGTAAGCAGAACGGACTTGCCATTGAAGATCGCCCCGGTTAGAACCGGGGCGATTCTTTTTGGTTCAAGGAGAGCCCTATGTCCGACGCGCCCAAGCCCACCCTCATTCAGTCCGAACTCGCCCCGAGCTTCGACCTGAAGATCGGCGACAAGACCCAGACCGTCGTGATGACGTTCGGCCGACTCAATCGTCTCTGCAAGCTCATCGGCAACATGAACGACGTCGGCCGCATGATCGAGGAGCCCGAGATCGCCGAGCAGATGCTGGTCCAGCTTCTGTCGACGAAGAAGAACCAGATCGAGATCGACGAACTGGAGATCACTCCGGAAGAGGTGTCCAAGATCCTCGCTTGGGCGGGAACCCATATCCTCGATTTTTTCATCAAGCTGGGCTCGAACTTCAACGAGAGTTCCGAGCCGCTGATGGAGGGTATGCTGGCCACGGTCGACAAAATGGGCGACAAGACGCGGGCACTGCAGGAAGTCCAGACGTCGTTGACCACTGGCTCAGCCAGCTAACCTGGACGGATAGCATCTGTCTGGCCTTCGACATCTCACCTAGTGAGATCGACGACCTCTACGAACGGAAGACGTGGTTCGACCTACGTCACAAGGTTCAGTTGAGAGTGCAGTACGAACAGGTTAAAGTGCTGCAGGACTTTCAGAATTTCGCTTTGATCTTGGCTGCAGCTCTCGGTGGGAACAAGTCGGAAGGGGTGTCTCCTCAAGAAATGCAGGAGATGATGAAGAAGCCCCCTCCGTCCGAGTCTACCATCATGAAGTTTATGAGCCACGCCAAAGCGACCATGACGGGTGGTACAGATGGCTGATGACAAAGAGATCGGTATTGAGGCCAATCTGAACCAGCCCGTCGCCGAGATGGAGAAGCTGCAGAAGAAGCTGGACTCCATCATCAAGGCGACGACCACTCTGCGCACGCAGATGGAACTCCTTCGTGATACGAAGGTCGGCATCGTTACCAGCAGCAACTTCGACAAGACTCAGAAGGAGCTGCTGGCCAACTTCCGCAATCTGGTGACCCTCGTCCAGAACGAGAACCCTGGTGCCTCGATCACCAAGGCGCTCGTCGACGGAATGACGAAGAGCATCAAGGCCAACATGACGTCGTTCGGACGTCAGCTTTCCGATGCCACGCTCAACACCTTCAAGGATGCCGAGCGCCAGATCAAGAATTCGACCCTGCTCAAGTTCCTTGAGAGTGAGAACAAGGGCGCTCGTCGCTTTGTGAGCAACCTCGGCCCCGATCCGAGTGATCAGAAGCGGCTCGAGCTGAAGACCCGCATTCGTGCCGCTGAGATGCTGCTGGCTGCGGCTGAGGAACAGAATGCCCGCAACGCTGATGGCTCGCTGGACAAGCTGGTCAGCAAGCGAAGCCGTGAACTGCAACTGCTGGCTGCTACTCAGGCGATGCTCGAAAAGCAGAGTGCCGAGATGCAGAAGCAAGAGCGTCTCGCTGCCAATGCTGAGGCTGCCGCCAATCGGCGCGCCATGGCTGCCGTTCGACGTTCGATCATCCCGGCCGCGCGTCTGAGTGTGCAGGAGACTATCGAACAGACGACTGGCCTCGTTCGTCCCGACGTCGACAAGACGATGGCGAACATGCGTGTCTTCTACGACAACTTGGCGCAGAAGCAGGCTGAAATCATCCAGAAGTCGCGCGATAAGGTCGCCGCATATCTGGCGAAGAACCATATCTATCGTGCTGCCCGCATCAGCACGCAGGAGACGATTGAGCAGACCACTGGCATCACGAAGCTGCCCGATGATGCCAAGGCGATGCAGAACCTCAAGGACTACTATCAGAAGCTGTCCGATAAGAAGGTTGAGATCTCGACGGCTGCCGCTGCTGTGGCCGATGCAAAGATCGCGCTGATCACTGCTCGTCGCAACCAGCAGAACAACTTCGATCCCAGCAAGACGGCTGAACTGTCGCGCGCTGCCGCCGAAGCACAGAACGCCTATCAAGCTGCGGTTGCCAAGTCGCAGCAGGACATCCAGCGCCTTCGTCTGTTCGGAGACGGTGGTCAGTTCCTGCTTGAGATCCAGTCTCGTCTGATGCTGAACTACAAGGTACTGACGAGCTTCTTCGGCGCAATCAGCTACGGCGTTCGGTCGGTCGTCGAGTTCGATGAGGCTCTGCATCAGTTGCAGGCCATCAGTGGTTCGACCAAGGGTGAGATGAAAGACCTCAAGGAGGTCATCATCGGCGTCGCCGAAGGTTCGCGCTACACCGCCACGGCAGTGACGCAGGCCGCAGTCGTACTGGCCCAAGCTGGTCTGTCCACGCAGCAGATCGGAGCGGCTCTCAAGCCGATCACGATGCTGGCGCAGGCTACTGGGTCTGAGCTGAAAACCTCGGTCGACGTCGTGACCTCGGTGCTGGGTGCGTTCAACTATCGGGCCGAAGAGACTGGTCAGATCGTCAATATCATGGCTGGCGCGCTGAACACCTCCAAGCTCGACATGGAGAAGCTGGCTCTCGGCATCCAGTATTCCGGTAACACCGCCGCACAGGCGAATGTGTCGTTCGCGGAACTGACTGGTGTCCTGTCCGCTCTGTCCAACACTGGTGTTCGGTCGGGGTCGACGCTCGGTACCGGCGTTACCCAGCTGATCTCCGATCTGCTCAACCCGACTGAGAAGCTGAAGGAAGTTCTCGGCAACGTTGGTCTGACCATCGCCGACGTGGACATCCGTAGCAAGGGTCTGACGCCGACCTTGGAGAAGATGGCCAACGCTGGCTTCGGTGCCTCTCAGGCGTTCGAGGGTCTGGAGCTTCGTGGCGCTCGTGCGTACCTCGGTCTGCTGAGCCAGGTGGACGGACTCCAGCAGCTGACACAGGCCAACATCACCAGCCAAGCGGCCATGACTGGCAGCCGAGTGGCGATGGACAGCATCGCGGCGGCCTCTGATCGAGTGAAGGCGAACTTCGGCATCATGGCCGACAAGATGGGCGAGGACTTCAAGCCGAAGGCCGTCGCCGTCATGAACACGACGGCTGACCTCATCTCGTCGTTCGGTGGTTTGATCCAGACCATCGTGTCGCTCGGTACGACGGTTGGTGGTACTGCGGTCGTCTACATTCTGGCCACTCAGTTTGCTCGACTCCTACCGGTGATCGGTTCCGTCAGTGCTGCTCTGCTGACCTACACGACGGCCAGCCGAGCGGCTGCTGTGCAGACGGATGTCTTTGGAGCCGCCATCGGTCGGACCACCGCCGCTGCTGGTCGTTTCAGCAGTGCTATGAGCCTGATGCGTGGCGTGGGTCCGCTTGCTCTTGCCTTCATCGGCTTTGAAGCTGTCTCCCTGATCATGGAGATGAATGCTCGCAACGCCAACAAGTTCTCCGATGCGATGGAGAAGCTGAAGCAGAAGACGAACGAGGCAACTCAGGCGAACACGAAGCAGGTCGATACTCAGATGGCCATCGACAAGGCCATCAACGATCTGCTGTCGAAGTACAGCAGCTTGAACGAGAACAGCGGCGCGCTCGCCACCGAGACGCTGAACCTCAAGACGCGCTTTGCTGATCTTGGTCTGGAGCTTCCGAAGACCGTCACGAATGTGAATGAACTCGTGTCGGCTTTGGAGAAGCTGCGCAGCACTTCGCGCGGTCTGCAGACCCTGTCGCTGAACGATAAGATTGGCGCACTCAAGGCTGAACGTGAAGCGTTCGAGAAGCGTGCGGCTGAACTGTCGAGCGAGAACAGCCTCAACACGCTGATCCAGAATGACAGCAAAACCCCGGCTGCTGTGCGTCGCGAGATGTCGCGTCAGTTCCAGATGAACCGCTTCAAGGAAGGTTCTCAGGACAGCCAGGCTCGTGGCGCTCTCGACAACATCAAGGGTGTGATGCCCGAGACGAAGTCGCTGATGGATTCGATGATCGGTAACGATCTCGATAAGACCATTGCTCAGATTGCAAAGGCTCAGGACGCTATCGACCGTCTGAAGAAGCTGAAGGATTCGGACGTCGCCAATCCTGGCGATACGTTCACGAACGAGGACAACCGCAACCTTGGCAACCTGATCCTCAAGCGGGCACGCGAGTGGGCGGCCAACGAACTGGAGAAGCGGTCGAAGGGTCGCGATCTCGAAAGCACCACTGGCCAGCGTGATGAACTGATCGAACTGCAGAAGACCATCTACTCGACGATGGAGAATGCGGTTAATGCGTCTCGAGTTCACATCACCGAAATGCGCGACAAGCTGAAGAGCGCACCGGTCGGTGAGAAGAAGGGCATCGCCGATGAGATGCAGAAGGAAGTCAATGAGGTTCGCAACTTCATCGACGGTATGTTCCAGCAGTATCTCTCGACGCTGTCGGGTGAGCAGAAGCGTGTCGCCGAACTAGCCTACAAGAAGAACATCGAGCGCGGCATGAACGAAACCACTGGTCTGGTGACCGGTGATTTGAACACTGCGCGCGAGGAAGTGGACAAGGTTCAGAAGGCTCGTCTCCAGAGCGAGATGAAGACCATTCAGGTTCAGATCGAGACGGAGAAGCGTCGCGCCAAGCAGTACAGCGACGTTGGCCGTATCGAGCAGTCGAACCAGGAGCTGGAGCGTCTGCAGGCCAAGTATTACGAGACGAAGGAGAAGCTGTTCCAGAAGGATCGTGATGCACTCAAGACGGCGCAGCAGGCTGACGAGAAGAAGGATCTGATCGTTCAGCAGGAAGCTGAGCTTGAGGCCGACCGTGCGAAGTTCGCTGAGGAGGCGTTCGAGCGTCGGAAGAAGGCGTCGCAGGACATCATCCGTATGGAGTTGGAAACCTCCAAGGTGATGATCGACAGCATTCATGCGCAGATCAACTCGAACATGAGTGCGCTGACGGGTATGCTCGGCCGGACGATGAGCAAGGAGCAGCGCGAAAAGATCTTCGATCAGATCGCGACGCTGACCGAGCAGCTGATCAGCATGCAGATTCGTATGATCATCGCGTCCTTCACCGCGAGTGGTCAGAACTTGGATGACCCTGAAATCATCAAGCAGATGCAGGGGCAGATGGATGCTGTCACGACCTCTGGTCGTGAGGCTCTCAAGGGCTTCCGTAATCGCATCGACGCAAAGGGTATGTCCGCTGGTCAGGAAGAACTGTCCCGCGAGATGAAGCAGATGCTCGCTGACTTCCAAGTCGAGCTGAAGAAGTTGGCTCAGAACTTCCGCCAGATCGAGAAGGCGTTTGCCAACGCCAATCAGGAAGCGGAGAACATCCAGTTCCGGTTCGACCAGAGCGTCAAGGCCTACGACGCACCGGTCAATCGCAACAGCTTCACGACCGCCTACAAGGAAGTCGATCAGTTCGAGAAGGCTGCGAACGTCGAGAACGCTGTTCGTCAGCTGAAGATCGAGGCTGCTCAGACCCTGCTGGTCAATCAGCAGATGGGTCTGCAGAAGGCGGAAGAGCTGGTCGCTGCTCTGACGAAGGAGAAGGCTGCTCTGGAAGGTGTTGCTGGTGGCAACACGGTGAACAGCAATGCTTTGGCTGCGATCAAGCAGCAGCTTCAGAGCGCCGATGGCGAGATGGAGAAGTACCGTCAGCAGATTGATAGCACGGCTACCTCTCTTCAGAAGCTGAAGATCGAACAGGATGCTCAGACCCAGCCGAAGCCCAAGCCGACGTTCTTCGAACAGCTCAGCACGGGTGTGAAGGCTTGGGAAATCCAGAACAAGCTGTTCCAGGATGGCCTGACGCAGATCGCTGAGCGCGTGCCTCAGATGCTGAACACCGTCTCCAGCGGTTTCACTGATGCCTTCATGTCGCTGATCGATGGCACGAAGTCGGTCGGTCAGGCGTTCGGCGACATGGCGCGGTCGGTCATTCGTTCCCTGCTCCAGATGATGGTGCAGATGGTCGCGATGATGGCCCTCAAGATGGCTATGCGGTTCCTGCTGCCGGGCTTCGGCTCGATGATGTCGGGCGGTGGTTCGGTCACGACTGGCGATGGTGTCGGCTCGGGTACCGGTGAAACCTACAAGTCGGGTGGCAGCGTCCGTCGCAAGCGATTTGCTGGCGGTGGTCAGAACCGAGACATGGTTCCGGCCACGCTGATGCCGGGTGAGTACGTGCTGCGTCGTGCAGCTGCTCGGGCTATCGGTCGTCGTACCTTGGACGAGATCAACAGCCTGGGTAACCGCCGGATCAGCGAGCCGATGAGCGCGGTGGGCGACTTCGGCAACGAAATGGCTGACCAGCGTACTGCTGACCGGATGCAGAAGAAGGACGGTGAGCAGAACGTCACGAACGTCTGGATCGTGCCGCAGGGTCAGCAGCCGCCGCCTCCGAGTGCGAAGGACATCATCGCCATCGTGAACAGCGACATTGTGCGCGGTGGTCAGACTCGTGTACTGATCAAGTCTGTTGTGAATGGACGTGGCTAATGGACACCTTCAACTTCCCCTACCATCGTATGCGCGTCGAGTATCCGCCGACTGCTCCGAACATTCAGCTCGGTAAGAGCTACGTGTTCGCATCACGCCCAACGGGTCCGTTCCAGCGCAAGTTCATCCTGTCGTTCGAGTCGATGAAGATCTTCCAGAACACGGATGGGACAGCCGACTTGATCACCATGCCGGTGATCAACTTCTTGCTGCTCGACAAGTTCTACCGGGACCATGGCACCCACGAGGTGTTCATTTATCCACATGAACTGGAAGGCAACAAGGAAGTTCGATTTGCCGATCCTTTCAAGTGGCCGGATGGGCACGTTGGTGGTAATGGTTCGGTGAAGCCGTTCGAGGTCAACTTGATCGAGGTGATATCGTGACCACTGTTCCTATTGAGCATCTGAAAGACGCCCAGCTACTCACGGCCGACGCTCAAGTCGATCTGTGGGAAGTGGTCCTGCGAAAGAACCAAGGGACCATCTACCTCTCGTCGACCATGAACGTGACCTGGCAGGGCCACAGCTACGACGCCACTCCGATTCTTCTCGGTGCCGAGAAGCAGAGTTCGGATGAAGAAGTGTCGCGTCCTCCGCTGACGATCTTCAATCCCGAGAACGTCTTTGCCTCGTTCGTGGTCACCCGCATCCTGGAGAAATCCATCGTGAAGCGGAAGCGAATCCTCAAGGCAAACCTCGACGCCGATCTGCCGATCTTCGAACAGAAGACGTGGTACATTGGTCGCGTCACCTCGTTCCTGCGAGGCACGCTGACCGTCGAGCTGCGTAATTTGCTTGACGGACCCAACTTCACCATGCCACGTCGTCAGTACGTTCCGCCCGACTTCCCCACGGTGTCCCTGCAATGAAATCGCGTCACGCCCATCTGGAGGGCCGTCCCTATAAGTGGGAGACGGCCGACTGCTACACCGCGATGCAGGATTGGTACCGGGATGTGGGTGGGATCATTCTGCCCAACTACATCCGGCCGGTTGACCATGGCGAGGTCGGTGTCGATCTATACATGCAGAATTTTCATCGAGAAGGATTCCGCCTTCTCGATGATGTGCCGATGCATGACCTAAAAGTAGGCGACGGCTTCCTCATCAGCATCCAGTCGTCGGTCGCGACGCACGCAGCGGTCTATGTCGGTGGCAATGAGATCTTCCATCATCCCCAGGGACGTCTGTCGATCACCGAGCCCTACAAGGGTATCTGGAAGAAGTACACGGTCGCGACACTTCGTCATCCGCAGGTAGTCGAAAACCTGAAGCAATACGAAGAGAAGGTTGATATTGGTACCCTGCTGCCGCCGCATTTCAAGAGGATCTACAATGAATATCAGCGAACTCACGGAGAAGAGGCAGGGGCCAGAGGAGCGGTGCGGGTTCATCCTGAAGGACGGGACGATAGTCGAGGTGAAGAACCAAAGTCCTCGACCTGAAGCAGCTTTCGACATTGATGCACAGGACATCATCACGCACCTCGATACCATGGCTGCAACC